AATGCGACATATCGTATAGTTTAATTATTTCAAATTAACCCTAACTTTAATTTGACAAAACTAAAATAATAATAGCGACGTGGCGCAGAGGTTAGCGTGCCGCGCTCATAACGCGGAGGTCGGTGGTTCGATCCCACTCGTCGCTATTATGTTTCCTAACAATTAAAGGAAACAGTATAAGTTGACATGCCCGAGTGGTCTAAGGGGTCACGTTAAGGCCGTGATGTTTTCGAACGCGTGGGTTCAAACCCCACTGTCAACACAAAAAATAATAATTAGATTATAAAATTCATATAAAATATTATAATCAACAAGTCCGTTAGCTCAGTCGGTAGAGCGTAGGTCTAATAAACCTAAGGTCAGCGGTTCAATCCCGCTACGGACTATATTTTTTATACGTAGTATTTCATAACAAATTTATTAATAGATTTAAAGAAACACCACTAAATTTTTATATAATGTCCAACAGTGATATGAGTGAACCCCTGGTAGGATCTCGTGAGAACAACTACCGTTTTTTTTATGGAGCGTCAATTTCAGCAATTGTTAGTTTGATTGTTTTGTTTGTGATCACGGGATATACGGCATATACCGCTACCGAAATAAATGAAGTAATTTCTGATTTGAATGAATTACTTCCAGATGCAAGAAATTCATTAAGAATTATTCGACAAATGTGTAAACACGAAAATTTCACAAAAAGTTGGGGGAATATATGTTAAAATTATATTTTAAAAACCATAGCTTTTCTTGATTTAAAATCACTTTTCTTACTTCTCTTGCCTAGGAATTTAAAATACTTATTGGCCAATACAAAACGTTGTCTAACATTTTTCGCATTAGGATATCTTGTTTTTTGATGTTTTAACATAGCTTCTAAACGAACTTTTAAGATCATACCAACTTGCCAAATTCTTTTATGCGGATAGCGTTTTGATTTATATAATCTCTCTAGTTTTCGAATAGTATGTTTAACATCATCAACTGTTGTATATTTTATAGGAATAGTATCTTTTGGATTTTTATCAATATAAACATCAAAAGATTTTTTGGGGTTTTTGGGATTAAATAAAAATTGTTTCTTTGTCTTTCTCGCACCACCTTTTCTTTTACCACAAATATTTCTTGTGCGATTTAACTTATATTTTTTATCTATATATCGCATATCACTTGTAATTTTTTCGCATTCCTTTTTTTTGTTAAATCTTCTATAAATTCTTAAAATATTAAACCGACCTTTTTTTGCAATAGCGGCTTTTTTCATTGTTTTCCTTGCTTTTCTTGCCTCATATTTAATACCATCATTAATCGCCATTCTACGTTTTGTTGCAGGATCAGCAAGTCGATATTTTCTTTTTTTTCTACTACTATCTACTTTTCTTAATTTTGGTAGCATATCTTATATTTAACTCACAAAATAAAAGGCCAATGAGGATCATTTTGATAAAACATCAAGTTTTTTTGATTATATTTTGTTTGTTTTTGTTTTGGTAAAGTTTTAAGTTCAACCGGGGTTTTACAGATTTCACTCCCACAATGATCGTGATTACCCCAATAAGCATTTTTTTCAATAGCATTTTTAACTAGAATATCTCGATTTTCTTCTTCAGGAATAGAGATAGTGTTCCATCTTCCTAGTGGAAGAGAAGATGAATCGCGTTTGGTTCTGAAAAGACGAGTTACGAGTCTAAGCATATTGATAAGTATTTATATTATTTTATCTTTAATAAAAACTTTTCAATTTTCATTTACCAATCATCTTCAGAATGATTACACAAACAGCAATACATCATACTAGAACAACAAACAACAGCTGAAATAATTAAAATACCTAAAATCCCAGCTAATATAAACCATCCAGCAGGGAGCCAAAATATATAAGGATAAACAGACATAAAACGAGGATCAACTATCCACATAACCCATCTTCCTATTAAAATACATAAAAATATTAGCAACAAAAATACAGTGATTTTAAATAACGGATAAATTAATGCTTTCAAACAAAAATGTGTTACACTATTAAATGTTCTACATTTACAGCGAAAACGCCTTTCAGCGTTTCTATCAAATAGGCAACACGGAGTTCGGCATCTTGATAAATAAAACCAACAACAATCTATTTCTCTCACAGTAATTGCGCCTGGTTCAACATTATTTATATCTATATGAATTTCTTGTATTGGAGAGATTTTTGGAGAAAAAATCTTGTATTCAATACAATTTCTACAAGCAGGACATTTCAAATTATCTTGATAAATTTTTCGATAACAAGATTCACAAATTTTCCAGCTACAATTATCTATACCACACGAGTATAATATTTTTTGTTCCAAACAACAATTGCATTCTTCTTGATTTTTTTTTTCTACAGGAATAACCTGTTTACTGGCCATAATATAAAGTAGGTGATGATCTATAAGTAGTTTATAAATATTTTCTAAGAGATTTATATATGACTTTTAAACCAATATATAAATTTAGAGGAACCAATATAAAACGAGCATTTATTATTAACGCATTTTTAGCAGCGATTATTGCTGCTTTTACTGTAGAAATAAGAAGAATTGTAGATGAACATAGATACACAAAAATGTTACCCGATAGACCTCACAAAATTGCTGTTACATTAGTATTTTCTTTTTTAATAGGTATTTCAGCTTACACACTTCTCAGAGTATTATTTGGAACAGGGGAAAGTATGATGGAGGGAAAAATGTTAAAATATTTTTGGAAGTAAATACACCTTGCGAGAATCGAACTCGCCATCTTCGCCGTGTAAAGGCGACGTCATAACCAACTAGACCAAAGGTGCGTTTCCCATAATTTATTCTAATAATATATAAATGATTAAAAACTATATTATTTTTTCAGTTATATTTTTAGTTATTGATGCTTTTTACTTGAATCTCTCTGCTAACTATTTTAATAATCAAGTTAAAATTATTCAAGGAGAAAACTTACAACTTAATATGATTTCAACAGTGTTATGTTATTTATTTTTAACAACAGGTATATTTTATTTTGCTATTATCAAAAATCTCTCTATTACAGAATGTTTCTTTCTAGGATTATTTGTTTACGGAGTTTTTGAAACAACCTCCCACGCTATATTTAAGAAATGGAAATATAAAACCATTTTAATGGATACTGTGTGGGGAGGTGTTCTTTTTGCTTCTTCCGTATACGCTTATAAAAATTTAGTAAATTATATTTAAATTATAATAATCAAAATACTTTTATTAATAATATTATTATAATTTATATGCAAGGCATAATTCTATTAGTGATCTCATTTATTGTTACATTTATTGTAAGTAAAACGACTAATTTAAAACCTGTTGCAAACTACAAAAATAATTTTGAATATTTACCTCTTTTAACAAGCAATTTATATGCTGATTTGCTTATAGTTTTTATTACCTTTTCAGGAATTTTGGGATATAAAGCAAAATCCTGGCAGGTATTAAGAGAGTGGTATAAAAAATACAGACTTAGTGCAATGATTGCAGATACTCTAATCGGCGTTCTTTATTTAATGGCAGCAAGATATGTTGATTATACATATAATTTAAAATTAGATATTTTCCAATTTGGTGTTTTAGCCGTAGCAATTCAAATCATACTTGATACTGCGTTTTATATGTTTTTTAGCATTATACCAAAAGGATCAAATCATATGCTTGATTTATTTAAATCGTGGGCAAAATATGCAAAACTAGATGCATTATGGGGAGATAGTATACTTGTATTAGTAGGTGTAATTTTATCTTCTATTTTAAATCAACAAAATTTTAATACAAATATGTTTTGGTTAATATTTGGAGTTTATTTAGTTCCATATATCATTTATATGAAAGATTAAAATATAAATAAAATATATAAATATGTCTTCAATAAATCAACTCAGAGAAAATCACGAACGCTATAAAACTCGTCTAAATACGGCAAAAAGTAAACTTAAAAACAGAATAAATACACTCAAAAGAGAAGGAAAATCAAGCAATAATATGAAATCTAATAATGCGATTAGACAATATTTAAAACACCATAAACATTATAAAAATTTAGTGCAACGATATGGAGATCTTATAACAAAAAAAGAAGAAGAAGAATTAGCACAATTAGAAAGAGAAGCTAATAGTGCAGTTCAGACAATTAATGAACCTAATAATATTTCGCCTGAATTGAAAAAAGAATTAAAACAGTTTGCTGTCCATAAAGAACATGTAGATCGTGTAAGTAATATATTAGCAGGTAAAGGAACAAGAAAACGAAAAAATAGACGTCAGCCACGAAATAGACGAGGACAACAAAATAGAGTTACACAAAAATCTAATAGACAAAACAATAATAGTTGCCAGCAACGCAGTATTAATGGAGCTTGCATTCTAGGAGGTATAGGGGCAGGTGCAGCAATCGGAGGAATCCCTGGTGCCTGTGTAGGTGGAGTTTGTGGAGCGGCAGCAGCAGTTGGTCGAAGATTTATGGGAGGTAAAACACGTAAGAAAAAAAGAAAAGGTAAAAAAGGAACAAGAAAAAAATATAAAAGATAAATATCAAATATATATAATGCTTCCAATTGAAGTTATAATATATATTTTTAGTTTCTTAGGTGTTAAACCAAATTATAGATGTAAAGCAACTACCTTGAAAGGCAAAACCTGTAAAAACAAATCATATAAACGAGATTTTAACGAATTTTTTTGTTTAAATCACATCAAAAAACTCAATCGAATGAATCTTTCAATAGAAAAAGATTTCATAGAAAGATGTTTAATGATGTATAATTGTATTAAAAGTCGAGAAGTTATTAATACTAGATTAGAAAATCTTCGCTTATACAAGGAAAAACGAAAATATTTAACAAGTCATTCGGGTGGTGGCACATTTAACTACGCCAATATCATATTACAATACGGACAGTTTTAAGATGCAGAAGAGATTTGTGTACAGAAAATTGAAAAATATTAATTACAAGAAACTAAAGCATACAAGCCTTTATCTAGCAAACCTATTTAAACACAAACACACACAAACATAAAATGAGTCAACCATTCCGTATCCGCGTTCCTTCTTCTTCTGCTACCCAGAGCCGCAGGGGTCGTAGTCTTGCTGAGGTTGATGAAGCCAATAAGCGTGAGCGTCAAAATCGTTATAATAACCGTAGCGGTGGTCGCGGTCGCGGTCGCGGTCGTGGTGGTCGCGGTTATGGTCGTGGAAGGTTCAACCGCCGTCAACAGGAAGAGAAGCCTAAGCCTAAGCGCATTCCTCAACTGAAGCCAGGAGAGCCGGGTTATTTCCCAGTGGGAGGGACCAAATGGGCTAAGCTGAAGGCACTCCAAAATCCGCCACAAGTTTATCAAAGCACTATTCTGGATCATATGACAACAGAAGAGCAAGCAGCCTATGCTAAGCTTCTACCTCGTCTGCCAGGACAGCCACAGCCGCGCAGAAACGCGATGTCACCAACAGAAGCAGCTATTAGTAGGGGATGGGAGCACCACGCAGATCCTATTCACGATTCGGATGGCAACGTTATGCATTACGATACCTACTGGACACATCCCAAATACGCACCCATTAATTTTGGGAAGATGACAGTTTCAAACGAGATGCCTCGTTTTCAGTCAGGGTATGTCAACTGGTTTGGAAATAGATATGAAATTCCCATTGAAAATGAGAACGATACACTGGGTCTAGCATATCGCTACGAAATCAGCGCTGTTGGAAATCTACGAGTTCTCCCTAATTATTGGGAGAGTTTTTGGGACACACGTCGTGGAAAGCGTCACGCCAACTACCTTGACTATCTGGAATACAGAAAGAAGAAGCGTGAGGAGTATGAAGCTGGGAACGTTCTGAAAAAGCCAATTGCAGCTCTGTAAGTAAGTTCATTGAATAAGTTATAAAATTGAATTCTATAAAATCTTTTTTATTATTATAGAAATGACAACCATAATAAAAACCGATAACTACCAAATACCAATTTATCCTGAGTATGTTAACAATTCTAATCTTGAAAGTCTTAAAACAAGCTTTCTTGATACCTATGGGGATATCCACGATAAAGAGGTTATCAACAGATTATTTACAGCATTTGAAAATGATGTAAAAGTTCAAGAACTAATGAAAATATACCATTCATTTCCGTTAAAAAGATGGAAAAAAATAGAAGAGTGGTTGAAAAAAGAAAAATGGCGGTATACTTATACAACAAACTATATAAGTATGATTATTTTGGGTATTCAGCACTATAGTGATGAACTATCGGCTGGATGGTGGAATTAAATAAAATTTTGGAAAATTGATTTAAGATATATTTTTTTTATTTACTTATCACACCCAACGATGTCTACGAAAAGAATCTATTGTCCTATTCACGGTTTCATCACATTAACAGATGTAATGAGACAAATTATTGATACACCAGAGTTTCAACGTTTAAGGGATCTTAAACAATTGGGAGCTGCGTATTTCGTTTATCCTTCAGCAACACATTCAAGATTTGCTCATTCATTGGGTGTTAGTCATTTGGCAGGAGAGGCAGCAAAATCTCTCCAAACAAATCAACCAGAACTAAAAATAACAGACAGAGAAATAGAATTATTTAGAATCGCTGGTCTAATTCACGATATTGGTCACGGACCATTCAGTCATCTTTATGACGATCCTCTCATAAGAGGAAATGAACCTGAACACGAAGAAAGAGGATGCACTATGTTTAGAGACATGGTTCAAGCCTATAAAATTCCCCTCACAAAAAAAGAAGTAGAAAAAATTATAGATATGGTAGACCCGAAAGGACTAAAACAGTATCTGTGGTATAATCAAATCGTAGCAAATAAAATTTGTCAGATTGATGTCGATAAAATAGATTATATTCGGAGAGATTGCTATCATTTGGGTCTAACATATGTGAATCCGAAAGAATTTTCCAGATTGGTAACAGATATGCGGGTTTGTATAGTAGATTCGAGACCTAGAAAACTAATGATAAGTTGGCCCAAAAAACTTCAGTATGAAATTTTCACATTGTTTTCAACAAGATATAGGTTACATAGAGAAGTATATACACATCATACAGTAAGAGCGTATGAAATGCTTATCAGGGAAATGTTAATAAATATAAAAAAATCTAATCCACACTTTCTAGAGCTTACAGATTCTATAATATCGCCATCCTACCATAGTAAGTCGATAGGTCGGTTTCAGAAAATGATAGCAACCCGTCAGATTCCAAAAATTGTAGAAGGAACAAAAGAATTAGTGATTAAAAACCGAAATATGGATATGATACAAAATATTAATACAGTAAAAGCTAATCTAGAATTTGATGGTTACTATGTGGACCAAATTAGGATAGGATTTGTCAGCGGTGACCTATCAAATCCTCTAGAAAATGTGTATTACTATACGAGTCATTATGATAAAACATCCATACCAGTTTCAGTAAAACTAAATCCATACACTAGTTTTATGGTTCCAAACCAATCATTTCAAGATATTATTTTAAGATTATACAAAAAGTCTTACAAAAATAAACCAGAAGAGAATTTTAATGTCATACCTATTGAAAAAGTAAAAAGAGACTGGAAAATACTTCAAATGATAGTTGAATTAAGTAAAAAAGAAACATAAAGCCGTAAACATATATTTATTAAAATGGCTGAAAAAAAACAGTATACTGTTATTGCTGAATATATTTGGTTAGGAGGAAAAGGAGAACTACGATCCAAAACAAAAATTTTTTCTTGTAATAAATTTGTTGAAGCGAATCAATACCATATAGATAATTATCCAAACTGGAATTATGATGGTAGCTCAACAGGACAAGCGGAAGGAACACATTCCGAGGTAGTTTTAATACCACGCTCTGTATATACAAATCCTTTTCATATAAAAAAAACCAATGCAAATATTTCCACATCTGTATTAGTATTATGTGAGACATATGATAAAGATGGTAATCCGTTATCTTCAAATACAAGACATATGGCAGCAAAAACTTTTTCATCAGATGAAGCAAAACAAGAAAAACCCTGGTTTGGTATAGAACAAGAATACTTTTTATTCCCATTGTCACCCGAAACAATGGGAAGATATAGGGGACCTAACGGTGAAATTCGTCCACAAGGAGACTTTTATTGTAGTGTAGGAGCAACAAGAGCATATGAGAGAGAAGTAGTGGAAGAACATATGTTTGCTTGTATAGATGCTGGTTTAAAAATTAGTGGTATAAATGCTGAGGTTGCGCCTGCACAATGGGAATATCAAATAGGACCTTGTGAAGGAATTGAATCTGGTGATCAACTATGGATTTCTAGATGGTTAATGGAGAGAATTACTGAAAAATATGGAATAGAAGTTGTTTGGCATCCAAAACCTCTCGAAGGTTTTAATGGTAGCGGGTGTCATACAAATTATAGCACACTAAGTATGCGTGGTGGAGGCAAAAAAACAGAAGATAAAATAGACTTAACAGAAAACGGTCTCGAACATATATTTAATGCAATAAGAAAATTGGCAGCAAATCATCAAGAACATATGAAAGTTTATGGTGAAGATAATGAGAAAAGAATGTCAGGTGAATATGAAACAGCCAATTTTGAAAACTTCACATTTGATATAAATAAATCAGTGGATAGAGGAGCTAGTATCAGAATAGGATATGATACATTAAATAACCGGGAAGGTTATTTTGAAGACAGAAGACCTGCTTCAAATATGGACCCTTATTTAGTTACACAAAAAATATTCACTACAACTTCTGTAGGAAAATTACAGGAATCATAAATAAATAAAGATATATATATATAAATTTATCCTATTATATATATATAATGACTGATACAGAAACCATAACAGAAAATACAACATCACATTTATATACACGTAGAGGTTGGGAATTGGAAAATATAAGTAGTAGGGTTGTAGGCATTGTTTGGGTAAATTATAGAAAAAGATGGGGATGGTCTGGCTGGAAATCGAGGTGGATCGAATTACATAAAGATTATTTATTATTTTACAAATACAGTAAACGAAAACGACATTATAAACAAATTAATATTGATTTTACAAGACCAGATGCAATATATAAAACGAGTGGAATGGAATGCGATGGAGAGATGTTTTGTTTTTCTGTTTTTAAAAATTTAAAAAAAAAATTTTCTATTAAAAGTCCATCTAAAACAGTTGTCACACTTTTATATCCTCTTTTAGATGCTTGTTTACACCATAATACTCCGACCAACGACTGCCCTTTCCCGATCTAGTTGATGATGACATAAATTATCCTCATCCATTTCATCATCACTTGAATCATCATAATCAGTTAGTCCTTCAAGTTCGGGCATTGAACCAATATCACTGTCCCATTCTTCATCGTCATCCGAAATTAAAGAAGGCATAGAAGTATCAGATTCATAACTCGTATTTTGATCATTTTCTCTCTCTGTAGCAACTTCTTCGGCAATTTCATTAACGAATTGTTCGAAATCAATAACTCTGCGCACACCTCTCATAGTTACATTGGATGTGTCAGAAGGACCTATATCTTCATCCTGACTAATATAGCTAAGCACCGAATCGTTTGTAATTTCAAGCAAATCTACTTCACCGTCTTCTTGAATTTCCTGATCATCCCTCTCCCTTTCTCCCTCAAGAAGTTGTTTATGGTGTTTGATATAATTTTTTTGATCCTTCACTGTTAACATATTAAACGCCAAATCTATATCATTTTCATCCATCACCACAGTGAACCATTCTACAACACAATACAAATTTTCGTGCTCAAATATATTTTTAATCGCTACAAACCATTCGTAGATTTCTTTTTCTCTGTCAACTGACGGAATACACACATTAAATCTGTCTTGATCATCATAAACTGAGTCACTGTTTCCATACATTTCGTGCATCCATAAGTATAAACTTTCAACAAACTCCCGGCGAGTCTGATATTCATTTTCATCCAAATCGTATGCATTGCATAAAGCAAGAAGAGCTTGTGGATAATAACACGGCATTTCTAGTTGATAAGTAAATATATTCTGTTGTTATTATATTTTTTTCATAATATTTTTTCTCTTCAATTTTATGAAAAAAAAATTTTATACCTTATTTCTTGTGCTAATATAAAAACAATATTATTTATTATCAACCCAATAAGTATTTGTAAAATATAAATATATAAATTGATTTTAAGAAAAACTTGTATATTAAAGTAAAATGTCACTAAAGACAGAGAAAAAGCTTGTATCCAGAAACTACTATCCTCTAGTAAATAATAGCTCTGAAATGACTTATGCAAAAAAACACGATGAGTGCACACAATACACTATAAAAAAAAGAGGAAGTAAATATGTTGTAACTTTTCCCTTGCCAGATTCTACTTCTAGCTACACAACATATTTTCAAGACTATGAGCACGCATCTGAGTATTTAAATGAAATAGTCGATGAAATAATTGTATAAAAAAAAGGTCTTTTATATACAATTTGCCTTTTATTATTTTTTATTTTTTTTTTCTTTTTTTTTGATTTTTATGTTATGAGCAAGATATAACGCCTCCTGCTATATGGCTGCGCCTTGTGGCGACTTACCACGCTGAGTTGTCAGCGGTGGGGCGACCAAATTGGTCCTTCTCCGGCTCCCGCTTAGGAAGCAGCTTCTGAGCTCGCTTTAGCTCCTCCTCGAGCTCCTCGATTTTCTCCTCGAGATCGTCGGTGTCACAGGCGTCTGCCCAGGAGTCTGCCGCTTCCTGAATGCTGAGCTCGTCTTGTGCCTCCTTAAGCTCAGCCTCAATTAGCGTGATGGAGCGAGGTGACGCAGCCTTTTTGGGGCGAAACTCCTCATCACACTGAAGTGCGAGATCGTAGGAGTTCACAGATGAGCTGCGCTCACGGATCCGGCGTGGCTTCCAGGCGTTAGCGCTACGCTCCATCGGTTGGTCCTCGAGAGTATCCATCTTGTGGACGAACTCGGTGCTAGGGCTTCCCTTGATGTAGGTGCGCTCCTCGCTGGCAGGAGGCTTCATCAGCGTATCAGCGTTGTCGTGCTGGAATGTGACGCGCTTAGGCTTCTTCCAGGACTGAGGCTTGCTGGTGTTAGCGACCTGAGCGATAGCAGCGGCACCATTGCCCCAGCAGCCGATAGGCTGGCGAGGCTGGGCAACGGTAGGGACCGCAATAGTCTCTTGCTCGTCATCACTCTCATCGCTGTCTGAGCAGAAGGCGGCGAAGGAGCTGCCTACAGAGACAGCTTTCTTTGCCTTTTTGCTGCTGGGCTGGCACTTGACAGGGACGCGAACGGTGGCACTTCCGTAGCTCATAGCGAGGAAGGTCTGTCCTTGTTCCTGCTGAGCGGCTTCCACCTGAGCCCTAAGCCTCTCCTCAGCCTTGCGCTTCTTGAGGTTGGCTTTCCGCTGCTTCTCGTAGGAAGCCCTGCGTTGCGCCTTCTCCGCCAGCTTCGGGCAGTGAGCCTTCGTGTGACCCAGCTCGTGGCAGTAGCGGCACTCAGTGCTGAGTAGGGTAGGGCAGACGACCTTGCCGTTGGGCTTATCCCGGACGTAGTGGGATGTGTAGACACTGGAAGGCTCACCAGCTTTCTTGCAGACCCCGCAGAAGGGGGTGCGAGTGCGGCGAGAAGCGGAAGTGTTAGCACGGACACAGAAGCGAGACATAATACTGACTTTCAACTACAGTAACTTGACGGTGATAAAGGTCGGTAAACGGTTTGTAACGGTTGGTAAACGGTGTTTGCTAGTGTTTGTTTGGTTGGGGATACTCTACACAAAATGCAAAAAAAGTACTTCAATTTTCTGAAATACTTTTTCAAACTTTTTTATTTTTTTTTTAATTTTTGAAAATTGAAGTACTTTTCAAAATTTTTTTGTATCGCATCCCAAACCAAACACTAGTCAAAAAAACCAAAAAAAAAATAAATAAAAAAAAAACAAAACAAAAAACCAAACCAACCCCAAACGAGAAATCAGTATTAATTTCGATTAAAATGTTTCACCAACCGAATGTAGATCCTACCTGGAAGTCAAACGACAGTTGTAAATGTTCACGCTGCCATCGCCACAGAGAGGCAGGTGAAGTGACAGCTGAAAGTATGGAGCGCTACCATACCTTTCTCAAGGAGGCTAAGTTAGACACCAAATCCCATCAGTTGGATGGGATGATGTGGGTGTTGTATCACGAGTTGTGTGAGAAACCTGCCTATGGTGTGCGAGGAGGCATTATCGCGGACGAAATGGGTCTGGGCAAAACGATCCTAATGATGGGAGCTACCATCGCCAACTTCAAGAGACGCACTCTCATTGTAGTGCCACCCGCCCTACTGTCACAGTGGGAAAAGGTGATCAATAAGTTTGGCTTAGGTCTTATTAGTCACACTCTGGTATATCACGGTTATCGTGCGAAAAAGGCAACTCAAGCGGAGCTGGAGGGTGCCTATGTTGTCCTAACAACATATGGGATGATTGCACTGAGAAAGAAACCGTCTGAACTCAGCAAGCTGAAGTGGGATCGCGTGATCTATGACGAGGCTCATCATATGAGAACTCCAAAAACCGCCATCTATCGTGGGGCTAGACAGTTGAAAAGCCCCATTCATTGGCTTGTTACAGGAACTCCTATCCAGAATAAGGTGAATGATCTTAATGCCCTATGCACAATTATGGGGCTGGGAAAAGCCTTCGAGAATCAGGCGACAGACGCGAAGAAAATTCTCGATTATCATCTTATGAGACGCACGAAGAAAAGTGTAGGCATCAAACTCCCGCCGATTAATGTGCACGATGTAATGGTGCGATGGCAGGGTGGAAATGAGGCTGTAGTTGCTGCCCAGATCCACTCCCACTTGTCGTTCTCAGAAGTCACTACCTCAAATGTAGATCAAATCATTGCTTATCTGAACAGGAGTCCACTTCCAATGCTGACTCGTGCTAGGCAGACCTGCATTTTACCAGGTCTACTGGAAAGCGCCTTCAAAAAGATGAAATTCCGTGGCGAAATACCGGAAGACATCAGAATGCGTGATATCACAACAGCTAGTAAACTCACTACAATTCTCAAGACGCTGAAGAAGCGCTCTAACAAAAACGCTGCTTTTGGACAGAGCCGGCGCAAGCTTGTGTTCTGTCACTATCGTGAGGAAATTGATGCGCTTGCAATGGCACTGAAAGAGATGAACATCACTGTGGAGGTAATAGACGGGCGCACCAAAAAGAGAACTAAGAAAAGGTGTCTAGAGTATGCGCCCGATGCCAACGCAATGCGTAGCGTGTGTAAAACCTGGAATCATATATTGAATGAAGATGTCTGGTCAATAGTTGATAGTTACCTAGCGCCAGAGGTTATGCTGTTGCAAATCCAGACAGCCTGTGAAGGACTAAATCTTCAGCACTTCCAGGAGATATATTTCACCAGTCCGCATTGGAATCCAGCGGTAGAAGATCAGGCAATAGCCAGAGCCCACCGGATTGGTCAAACCCGCCCGGTAGACGTGTTTCATTTTGTGATGGAAGGGTTTGGTGATGACACCCGCTCGTTAGATCAATATAGCTGCTTAGTCCAGAAAGTCAAGCGCGATCTTGCATCAAATTTCATAAACTAAAAATCAGAAAAACAAAAAAACAAAAAAAAAATAAAAAAATAAAAAAAATAAAAAACAAAAAAGGAAACCCCTTTTTTATTTGATTAAATTTAAACCCTAATTAAAAATACAGATAATTAGAAAATTGAAGGATTTTAATTGAATCTATAAATAGTAGCTTCATCTTTTATTTGTATTATATAGCCAACACAACAACTTGATTCTCAAATAATGCCTATGTCATATATAGAACAACTGCTTATAAGCGATATTATGATTTATTACATCCCACTATTTACGTATATAGTTATAGGAATAATATACTGGAAAATGGGTATAGGATTAATGACTACCCTATCAGTTTTCCTAATAGCTACTGTGGTGGGATTAGGAATAGCTGAACTAATGTTTAAAATACTCAGATCTCTTAACCCTCATATT